GAAAGAGTGAGGAGAGGACATCCGCGCATGAACGTCGATGAATGGATGGGCTGGATACAGGATTTTCTCGAAGCGCGGATCAACGACGCGCCCGACGAGCGCTGCAAGGAGTTTGCCCAAAACCTCTGGGATTTGACGGCAGATGCCGACGCGCCGGAAGGGCGCACCGATTGGGGCATGAACCGTGATGAGTGAGGAGAGGACACCCGCGCCTATGGGGGAACCTGCCGAATGATGCGCCACGCCGACCCACAAATTGACCCCCTCGACCCGTGAGCGGTCCCGTTACCACCTGGACCGAGACTGCGGTATTACGACTTCGTGAGCTCATCGCGCTGGGGCTTTCCAACACCCGCATCGGCGCCGTGATGTCGATTTCCCACCACGCCGTTGCCGGTGCGCGCTACCGCTACCGTTTGCAGGAGAAAGACACGACACCCCCACCGCCGCCGATCGATCTTTCTGCGAGCGTGCCGAGCCCACACGAGTGCCGCTTTATCCTCGATAACGGCCCGTGGAAGGGCCGGCTGCCGCACTGGTGCCGAGCCCCAATCGTCCCCGGTTATCCCTACTGCGAAGAGCACAAAACCCGCTGCTACATGAGGGTTCCGCGATGACCGATTCCCCCGATCACCGTCGCATCAATCTTATCTCCCTTGCCGAAGCAGCAGCACGTTTGGGTGTTACGCCACGCACTGTTAAGCGCCGGATCAGCGAAGCCGGCCTTACTTTGCCGCGACCCGGGCGTGCGGTTATGTTGACCGAGGCAGATCTCACGCAACTTATCGAGGCTACTCGATGCCGCTCCACCTCATCCCTCCCGGTCAACGCAAGGGCAATAAATTCTTCATCGCACGTGGTCGCATTGCCGGGCAGCTTCACGAGATCATCACGTACACGACAGACGAGAAGGCTGCTCGACGACATGCGAAAGAGGTGGAAGAGCGAATCAAAAGAGAAGCCGCCCGGCCCAGGGGCATAAGCTTTGAGGAAGCGGCCCAGCGCTACATCGCATTCCGCAACCCAAGCCGCGAGGACCGCAGGAGGCTCGACAGAGTCATCGCGCTAATTGGACAGCGCAACATCCGCGAGATCAAGGGTGCGGACATCCACGCCCTCGCAAACGAGATCGGCCGCAACCTGGCGCCGCAGACCCGCAACCGGCAGATCATGCGCCCGGTCATCAGCGTGCTTCATTACGCCAACAAAGCGGGTCTTGGCTGCGACTGGATCCGGGTCGAGATGTTCAAGGAACCAGCGCCCAAGCCGCGGGCGCTCGACGCCGACATCGCGGTGGCGCTGATCGAAGCTGCCGATTCCAAAATGCGCCGGCTGTTCATCTGGCTATTCCACCAAGGCACGCGCATTCGCAAAACGCTGGAGCTCGACTGGAGCCAGATCGATTTGAAGCGTCACACCTTCACGCTATTCAACGCCAAGGGCGATCGGCACGAAACCTTCGCGCTGCATGATGAGGTGATCGCGGTCCTCGGACCCAAAGGCCAGGGACGAGTCTTTCCCTGGACAAACTACTCCGCGTTCTACCGCGACCTGCAAAAGCTAAATGAGAAGACCGGCATCTATTTCACGGCGCACATGGCGCGCCACACGCTGGGTACGCTGATGGCGCAGAACCGTGAAACGACGCGCGCCATCATGGCGGCCTTGGGCCATACCACGCCGATGATGTCGCTCAGATATCAGAAGGCGGATGTCGAAATGGTACGCAGCGCGATCAACCGCGTCAAGCTTCCCCACATCAAAACCGTGGGCAAGGCTTCGTAAGCTATTGACATTGTGACAATGTTTAGCCCGTAATTGGGCTTTAGCGCCTCACCAAGGATCAATGATTTCAACGGCTTGAAAAGCCAGAAACGGGAACAAAACGCCCAAAAATGCCCCTCGCTGTGGGGAAAACGTGGGGAGGATGTTCTCCATCTGACCCAGGCTTGCAACGCATATATAAGTTCTCCTGATGCAGAAATGACTGTTTTGTACTCCCTCACCGGGCACCAAAAAAATGGCCGACGCGGGGCTTGACCTGGCGCTGATATGGGCTGATATTATCAGCTAACCTGATATTTCAGGTTCGGCCTCGGCAGCACATTCCCCTCCTGCCTCTCCAAGGACATTCGGATGCGGATCGTGACGATCGCCGCCGTACCGGACGAGCACGCCCGGGAATGGCTGGAGCAGCTGCGCAACTTTGCTGCCAATCACAGGGATTGCCAGTTTGAGCTTGCCGCCGACGCGCCCAACATCAGCATCGCCGAGATGAAGGAGCTCATCCGCATCGAGCCGAGGCTGACGTTCGAGGGCATCGTCAAGGCCCGTCACCTGGTCGATGACGAAGAATGACCGACAAGCAATTGTGCAATCTGCTCTCCGGTATCCGCGCGCTGGCGCTGATGGCGCACCCGGCGGACAAGAGAGAGATGAACGATCACCGCTTACGGCGTGCCTTGGACGATATCGCCCACCGTGCCGAGAAAGCCTTGGATCAGTGGTGGGGGTTCCACAGAAACGATGAGCTATGAGCGCCCTTGGGGATATTTGCGGTAGGGCTCGGTCCGCCCCTCGCGGCTGACATCGTCATAGGGACGCCACTCGCCGCCGCGGGTGTTGGCCTTGCCTCGCGCGGGCCAGCGATCATTCAATTGCTTCTCCACCCGGTCGATCCCATGCCTCAATTTATTCTCGCGCATGTCCGATGCATCCGGACCCTTTCCAACGACACTCATCGCCCGTCTCCTGTTGCCCATGTCGCACAGTGCGACTATGTTGCAGCCATGCGTTACATCATCCCCGATGCTGCGATCGAAGCCTTGGGAGAGGCGCTCTATGGCCCCAACTGGCGCCGCGCCCTCTCACGCGACCTCGGCGTCTCAGACATGAGCCTGCGCCGCTGGACGACCTACCAGAACGCGATCCCCGAGGCTGCGGTGCGACGGATGCTGGCGCTCGTCTCCGAGCGGCAAGAGGCGCTCGAGGGAGTCCGCCTCGCCCTCGAAAGGAGCATCAGGTCGCAGGCAGCTTGAGTTTACTCGCCGATCAGCGCCGCGGCGCGCTTCATCTGCTCTTCGAGTTTGGCGACTCTTTCCTCCAAGGTTGGCGGCGCCGGGGTTGTCGCCGGGGTGTCTTCCGGGGCAGCTTCGGTTTCGTCGTCGGTGTGGGTTGAACGTGCCATAATGTCCTCCTCTATGGTGGCGGTTGTGGTTGGACGAAGGTGGGCCCGCCCTCGGGCCACGGCTGCGCGGTGTTGCCCTCGGCGCACCACGCCTGGTACTCGGCATAGTCGCGGTTGGCCTCGTCGGGCGGTATCCATGCCCCGTCCTCGCGCACGATGCAGTCGGAGGCGGGCATGCCCTCGGGGGGCGGGGGTGGGAGGTAGTACTGCATCAGAGCCTCGCGTCTGCGACCCAGTCGTAGGTTTCCATAGTTGCGCTACTGGGGCCGCTTGCATAAGCAACGTGTCCCGTCATGTTATTAGCGCCAACAGCCCCGGTATACGACGCCCATGAACCTTGGTATGCCGCTACAGTATTGGCTGCGCCTGTGTAGCTGTACACTGTGACTGTAGGCGTGGCCCGCTTGGTTGTTTTGTAAGATGCCGTACAAGTCATATAATTAGCTGCTCCCGCAGCTATAAACTGGGTTTGCCATGTGCCGGAACCAAAGACACTTCCCACTGCCGTCCCAAGCGGGTAGCTCTTCTCATAGTATCTCTGGCACCTCGCCAGTTCCTGCTGGAAGCTCTGCCGCAGCATGGGGGTGGCGGTGGAGCCGACCTCAAGCTTGCAGGGGCCGAGGCGGAAGACTGCGTTTGCAGTCTGAGCAAACGTGTTAGTAATGCCAGTCGCCGCTAGGAATATTCCAGCCAGCCAAGTGTTAGGCGAGCTAGTCTGATAGGTTGTTCCAGACATGAGGGTGATCACTACCGACATTGCGCCAGCATTGCCAGACAAGGCCCAGGTACCAGCGGTATCGCCTGGGATCGTCACTGTGAACAGTTGCCAAGTATTAGCGGTCGTTATCGTGAACGGAGAAACATAAGAGCGATTGGCTGCTCCGTTCCGCAGGCTCACAGCATAAGTTCCCGCTACGGTGCAAGCGGCCCAGAACGAGAAAGTCAACGGCTGAGCGTTGGCAGTACCGAAAGCAGTATCGTTTATATCGTCTGCCTCTATATTCTGAAATATCTGGATGTTATCCCCAGCAGCTATAGAACTGGCTGCGGTTCCCATCGTATAGGCCAGAGAAAAGGAATAGCCGGTAGGTGGCGCAGTAGTACTTCGTTGAGAACTAGCCGTCGCACTACTGCTCGTTATCGTAGCATAGAAGCCATCTATGCACCGGCTACTCCCTGTTGCAGTAACCGCCGCCCCCTCATTGGCCTGGTCGATCTCCATGAAGGGGTTGAGCAGCTTGTTGGGGTTGCTGGGCGTGGCGTAAGCCGTCGGCCCGAGTAAGACCCATTTGACGCCATCCCACCGGAATTGCCCCGTCGGAGCCGTCACGGTCTGACCAGTGGTCGGCGTATCTGGGAAGTTAAAGGCCATGGTTTACACCCCTATCCACTGCGAAGAGGTGCCGTCGGAATAATAAATGTAGGTCCCCATTCCGACCGAATCGAGCCAGAGATCGCCGGGCGAAGGGCTCGCGGGCGCGGTATCGCTGATGGTGGGGATTTTGGCACGGGTCGCGATCAAGGGATCGGTCGGGTGGACGTGATCGGCCCGGGCAAAGCGCGTGGTCGTACCGATCGCCGCAGTGCCATTGACCAGCGGGAGCGTCGCGGAAGCTTGGGTCAGGACAAACTGGCAAGTCGCCAGCTGCGTCGACATTGTATCGACGGCGGCGGTACTGGCGGTCGGAATACCGGTAAAATTGGGCGCGTTGATGGGGGCTCCCCCCACCCCGGTCACATCGGCTAGAGCTAGGGTCACCGCGCCGGTGCGGGTGTTGAAACTGCTCACCCCGACAATCCCGGCAATTGCCGCCCCGACAAAGGCGGTAGTCGCCAAGGCGGTCGATGAATTACCCGGTGCCTGCGTCACCCCGAAGGATCCCGTCGGCATCGAAGGCGAGCCGGTGAAGACGGGGCTATTGATCGGCGCGGCGTTGAGCATCGCCATCACTTGAGTCGCGGAGAGGTCCGTCGGCGAGGCCGAGGACCCGGTGCCGTTACCCTTCAGGGTTGTCGCCGGCGCCAAGTTCAGCATCGCATTGGTGACGCCCTGGTTCTGGATGCTGATCGTCACCGTGCCGGAGACGCCGCCGCCCGACAGCCCCGATCCCGCCGTCACCCCGGTGATTGTGCCGCCGCCGGAGAGCGCCACCCATTGCCCGGTTTGCCGCGCCCAGCTCTGTCCAGCGGGCACCGCGGGGACCTCGGGCACCGCGGTTGCCACCTGCGTGTCGACGTATTGTTTACTGGCCGCCATCGTCGGCGCGGTCGGAATCGTCGGACTCAAAAGTAGAGCTCCAGACATCGTGTCGCCGACACGCCGCACCGCCAGCGCATTAACAGCATCTTGCGCAGCTTGGGTCACATAAGGCGGCACCAAGCTCGGCAGCATGCCTTGCACGGCTTCGAGAACCGAGGGCTGGATAATGTCGGCAATCGCGATCACCTCGAACCTGGGCGCGGAGAACACCAGGCGCGGATAATCCTTGCTGTCGTAGGAAAGCCAAGGCCCGGGCATCGGCCCCGAGGGGGTGGCGGTCACCCCGGGAGGGGCGGGAATCCTGGTGGGTTCGGGATTATCGGGTGACGCCATCTATGCCGCACTCCCCTTTGGCCGCGTCCCCATCGGAACGATCTGCTGCAGCTTGGCCGAGGCCTGCAGCCCGGCGATCACCCGCTGCAGCACCGGATTGGCATGTTTTGCCGGCAGCTCGTTGAGCCCTGCGATTATCAGCCGCCAGTCATCCGGTGGAAGCGTGACTGACGCATCTTGCGACAGTTGCAATTCGCCACTATCAGGCATAGATTAACCCCCGATGATGCATGACAATTCTATCATGGGATGAGATGGAACGCCTGCAGACTGATCTGGCGGCACTGCGCGACGAACTGAGGGATTTCCGCACCGAAATACGGGTCGATCTCGTCCGCCTCGAAGCCAAGATCGACGGCAAGCCGTCATTGATGGCGATGTTCACCGGCATCCTCGTCACGGTCTTTGGCATGGCCGGCGTCATCGCCTCGACCGTGGGCACCTTGCACACGCTGGGGATGCTGCGATGACCGATCTCACACAGTTCTCGGCGCTCGTGGCGCTCTGGGCAGTCGGTTTCGGCCTTTTCGCCTTCCTGTTCACGCGCCTCGACAAGCGGATCGACCGGCTCGAGGACAGATTCGACGGGCTGGAAAACAGGTTCACCACGGAGATTGGCGCCTTGCGTCATGATCTCGCCGAAGAGTTCCGTGCGCAGCGGGCCGAGGTGAGCGCCCAGGTCGCAGCGATTGCCGCGGCGATCAACGCAAGCCGGGCATAGGAGCGCTGAGCGATGAACCCGATATGGCGCAGAGCCTTCAACTACATCGACGCGCGGCTTTACCCGCAAGGGCAACCCGGTTACGTGCCGCCCGAGATGCCGAATGCGCGGCCTGGGCTCAATATGTACGATCCGATCCCCGACGAGCTGCTGCGTAACCTGCCGCCGTGGGTCGGTAAGCTGCAGAAAGTCGCCTACTGGTTGATGCTGCCTTATGCCATCGCGCTCATAGTTATCTATTTCAGCGGCGCGATGGGTTGGTGGTAGCCTCATTGTTGCTGCCCCGGTTGCGGCGCGGCCAGAAGTCGGTTGGTCGCTATGCTGGGGCCGGCGATGCGCGGCAGAAGCGGATTGAAGAGCTGGCGCGCGGCTTCGACCGGTGCCAATCCCAGGCCAGGCCCATAGCGCAGGATGCGCCCGCCACCGATGGCCGCCAGCGTCGGTGCCACGACATCCTGCAGATAGGTGCCGAAATTCTGCGGTGCAAAAATATGCGTAGCCAAGCCGAGACCGCCTTCGCCGCCGCCGCTAAGTAGATTGCCGATAATCAGTTGTCGCCCGGTACCACTTTCCGGAAGTTTCTCAAGCGGCCCGTTTAGCACGCGCGCCAGCTTCTGCATGTCTTGGTTACCGCCAGCAAATCGCGGGTCAAAATTGGGATTAGCAACGGTGCCTTGGATGCGCCGCGCGAGCGCGGAATAGGTCGCATCATCAGCCGTGCCGGTTTTATCTACCAGCGGCTCAACGGTCTTGATCGTCTTCCAGAAGTAGCGACCGGTGTTAAATGCATCAACGGCCTGTTGGTTTGCCGCTGCTTGTTGCGCGCCGTAAATTGCTGGGTCGCCGGTTCGCGAAACCGAATCCTGCAGCGCGGTCTCGATACGGTGCGCAAAATCCTTGATGACCGGATCTTTTGAATTAGTCAGCCTGTCGAGCGGAGTTCCCTGCTTGATAAGGTCGTGCATCACGTTGCCGGGCAGCACTCCGCCATTTTTGGCAGCGGTGTTTTGGATCACATCGACCATGTTGGTGATCGAAGTGCCAGTCTGCGGCTGCTGTCCTGCCTCATGGGCGATGTCGCCGAGCTGTGTCAGCAGTTGCGGATCGCGGTTGGCATCGACGGTAACGCCCCGCACTTGATCCATGAGCTGACCGGCACGGGCACGAGCCGTTTGCAATGTCGCTTGAGTCAGCGTATCGCCCGGCATCCCCATGTTGCGATTGAGGACATCGTTAATCACTGACCTGTATTCGGCGGCCTTTCGCGTGGCGCCGCTGCCCGGAAAATACTTGGTGTAGTCCTCGACCCACTTTGCCAGGCCGCCGCGCTCGTCGCCGGTCGAGAGTTTGAACCCGAGGTCGCGCGCATCCTGTATGGCAGGTGCCAGGGCGCCGCGAGTGAATTGATTGGCGACACTGCCGAGCACGCCGCCAACCGCAAGGCCGCCTGCTGCGCCCTCGGCCCCGGCAGTCCGCCAGTCCTGGCCCGGCGTCGTGAGGATATTTTGCGCCGCGGGCACGCCTGCCATGTTCGCAACCTCGGTTGCGCCGCGAAAGAGCGGCACCGCATTGGCGATGCCTCTGAGCGCCCAGGTACTTGCCGCTAGCGGGTAAGTCGCGAGCAGGTTGCCGGCAATCTCACCGCCAGTAAACGGCAAGCTGTCGCCGTATTGCGTGCGGTTGGCTGCGGTTTGCGCCTGCAGACGCTGACCTCTGGCTGCAAGCACGTCGGGCGTTTCGCCGGCCGAGCGGTCGATTGCCGCCAGCGTCGGCCACGCTTGGTCGGCATTCTGTTCGAACTCGTTGAACCGCTGCGCAACGTTGCGCGCGCCTTGGAAGATGCCGGCGCCGATGGCTTGCAGCGATGGTTGCTGCAGCAAATAGTTCATCGGCTCCCCGGTCGTGGGATTGTACATCGCCCGCACGGGAGCGGCGACGTTGCGCTCCCACCAGGAAGGCTCGGGCGGCGTTACGAGCGGCGTCGCAGAGGGCGTCGTGGCATCGGCTGCGGGCGCAGCCGGAGCCGCTGGAGAGGGAGAAGGCGCGGAAGCCTGTGTCGTGGCGGGCGTAGTGGAAGGGGCTGCGGGCGCGCCTTGCGCGGGCGCAGGAGGTGCCCCGAAAAGCCCGTTCTTGAAATCGGCTGGCGGCACCGTTTGCGTTTCGCTCGGGGCTGCGGCCGGTGCGCCACCAAAGAGCGAACCCTTGAAATCGGTCGTTGCTGCAGCCTTGGTGTCCGGTACGCTCGACAGCGGTTCGCCGACATGTTTTTCAATCTCGTCGATATTTGATCCGGCGAGATAGTTCTCCGCTCCAGGCACGCTCCCCGGCAGGAAGGGGCTCGCGGTCGCGGGCTTCTGCAGCGCGCGGTAGTTCGCGAGCACGCTGTTGGCGTAACCATGCTTTCCGCTGGAATCGCCGCCATAGGCCGAAAGCGCGGCATGAAGATCGCCGCCGTAATATTGCAGTAAATCGTCGATGTAGCGGCCCGCGCCGTAGATCGACGATCTCGGATCGTTGACGTTGACGCCGTAGTGCGCCGCCGTTTCGGGGATGAACTGCATCACACCCCTCGCGCCGGCAGAAGACGGCCCGACGTTGCGTCCTTCGCTACTCTCGATCTGGGCGATCGCGCGCAACAGCATCGGGTCGACGTTGGCGGCAAGGCCGGCGCCTTGGTAGAGGTCGGTGTAGTCAGCCATTTACGGGTTGACCACGGAGAACGCGCCGCCCTGGCCGTCCTGGCTAATCCAGCCCTGGCCCTTGGCGTACTGGACGTTTTTGAGAAACTGCGCCTGCTGGTCCTTGGGGATTTTCGAGGCCATGCGGCGCCACTGGTCGTCGGCATTGCCGGCTGTGTCGGCGAGCCAGAACACGCGCGGGTCAAACTTGCCGCCACTCGCCTTGTCGGTTGCGTTCCAGCGCAGCACCCACTCGTTGTGGCGCCCGTCCGACCAACCCTGCTGTTTCGCCTGCTCCCAGGCGGTCGCCATCCGATTAATCGCGTCCTGGTTGCCCTTGAGCGTTGCCGAGATGCCGAGCACACCTTCCTTCGACTGCGCCATACCGGGCGTGATCGCCTCGGCAAGACCTTGCCTGGCATCGGACGGATTGCCGAGCGTCGACAACTGCCGACTGGCGATAAGGTTGGCGTCCTTGGAAAATTCGTCGTAGGCGGCCTGCGCGTCTTTGATCGCGGTTGGCGCGTTGCCGGTCGCATTGACCCCTATCTTGTCGAGAAACTGGCGCCAGGTGCTGCCGGCCTGTGCGCCAAGACCGGGGTTCCAGCCCGGTTGGTTGACCTGGGAGCGCATATCGTCGATCAGCGCCGAAACGTTTGGCGTGTCCTTCGCTGCGACTGCGAGCGCGGTTGCCGCCTTCTGCGACGGCACCGTCACAGTGTCGGTGTAGCCGGCCTGCGGCGGCACGCCGACACCGCCAGCTTCCGGTGGTGCGGGCGGCGGCGGCTGGACATATTCGGGACCTTCGACCTTTGGTGGCGTCGACGGTGCGCTTGCCGGCTGCGGCTGTGGCTGCGGATAGCGCCCCGGGGCAGCTGCGGGGGGCGGGGCTGCGGGCCTACCGCCGCCATAGTCGGCGCCTTTGGGAGCCGCTGGCGCAGCTGCCGGCTTGGCAAAATTCGGATTGAGCCGCTGCAGCTCGGGGTTGCTCGAGAGGATCGCAATCCCGACCGCGTGCGGGACCTGGATCGACTGGCCGCCGGGGAGCGTAATCGTCTCGGTCGCGCCCGCCGATTCCGGGGTGAGCGTATAGGGATTGTAGCCGTAGGGGGTCGAGGATGCGCCCGCACCCTGGCCGGCAAAGGTGCTCGGGTTGGGATTGAAAACCAAGGCGCCGCCGCCAGTCGGGAGCGTCGCCACCCCCGGCAGATGGCTCTGCACCACGCTCGTCGCGTGGCTATTGGCGTAAGCTGCGCCCTGCACCCAGGTTGTCGCCTGAGCCGGGCTCATCCCCGCCACCTGGCCGATCAGCTGCTGACGCCGGCTCTCCGGCATCACCCCCGCGGGCATGCCTTGCAGCATCGTGGTGATTTCTTCCGCCGTTACCTGCTGCCCGGTTGCAGCCTTGGCCGCCAGAGGCTGCAGATAGAGGGACTGCGCGCCGAGCTGATCGAGGTTCGACTGCAGCTGCTCGCGGCTGCCTGCGGCCTGCGCCTGGTTGCCGCGCCCGGCCTGCTCCATCGTGGCGCCGAGGTGGAAGGTCGCGCCCGGCCCCCCTTGGGCCAAGAGCGACTGAAACTTGCCGGGGTCGAATTGCCCTGTCTGCGGGTCGATCGATTGCTGATAGGCGTCGGCCGCGGCGCGATCGGCGCGCAATTGCATCAAGGCATTCAAGCCCTGCGCCGATTGCCCCGCCGTTGCAAACGGGTTTGGCGGGTTCATCAATTGGTTGATAAAGGCGCCAGTGCCGGGATCAGCCATCAGTAGAGCCCTCCGGTGTAGGGCTGCGCGTTAACGGCCGAGCCGATTGTCGAGCCGCCGGTGTTGTTCTGGTTCAGGTAATTGCCGAGCAGGTAATTGCTGATGCCACTATTGATCCCGCCGGTGAGGCCTGCGCCGAGCAAGTTCCCCGCCGCCTGCTGCGAATTGGCGATATTGGCCGACCCCTGCACCCCCGCCTGCCCGAAAGAAGAGGCGACATTGCCGGCAAGCCCCATATAGGCCGCCAAGGGCTGGGTGATGGCGCTGACGTAATTGCCTTCTCCGGTGCCGTAAGCGTTGGCAATCCCGGTGCCGAGGTTTTGGAAGATGTTGGCAATCCCGCTCCCGGCATTCGAATACGCGGTGCCGATATTGCTGCCCGCGGTCGAGGCGATATTGCCGATATTGCCATAGATGTTGGAGAGGATCTGGCCGAGGTTCGACCCCGCATTGGAGCCGATCGTCGCGGTATTCGAGAGAATATTGTACCTGTTGTTCTGGTTCGCCCAATAATTCTGCAAATACTGTGAACCGAAAGTATTCGCAAGTCCTTCCGCATATTGAATAAGCGATTTTCCGAGCGGCCCCGAGCCCGATTGCCCGATGCCGCCATAGCCCGATGCGGTGGCCGCGTTCCGTGCCGCCTGCTCGCCCTGGCTCAAGGTGAACTGATAACCCGGAAGCTGGCTATAATCGGTGAGCGAGGGCATCGCGCCCAATTGGCCCGACTGGATCTCGTTGACCAATTGCCCCATCACGTTGGAGCCGCCGGTGATGTAGGGCATCATAAAGTTGCTGATGTTGTCCCCGGCGCCGGTGAGGTAATTGATGCCGCGATCGGCTCCCGCCTGGATCGCGGCGATCGTCGGCCCGAGCATATTCTGGATCGCGGTGATGCCGCCAACCCCGGCATTGTCGAGCGCGCCGACCGCGTCGGCGATATAGGCGCCGACCGTATCCGTCGCCGCCCCCATATTGCCGGCGAGATTATCCTGGCCCTGCTGCAGGATGCCTTTCTGGAAATTCAAAATCTGGTTGAGCATATTCTGCTGCTGTTTGGCAGCAGAGGATGCGGCGGAAGATCCGATCAGCCCGCCGGCGATATTGCCGATGGCAGAGAGCCCGCCGCCGATGATCCCGACCATGTCTCTAGTCCCCCAGCAGCTTTGAATGCCACAGCTCCACCGGCGCGTAGCCGAGCGCCTTGAAGAGCCTGGAACAATCCTTGTGGAGCTTACTTCCCGCATGCACCCGCTTCACCCCACGGCGCCTCAGTTCCGCCTCATGCACGCGGAAGAGCCGCCGCCCGGCGCAGCGACCTCTGACTTCCGGCGCGACCCAAAAGACATCCATCGTCGCTTCGAAGCAGTGCCGGTAATGCAGCCCCGTCGAGAGGATCATGATGCTGTAGCCGACAAGCTTGCCGCCCCGGCGCACGGCAATCGCCGACAGCATCCCCATCCGGTCCAGCTCGCGGTATTTCTTCCAGTCGATCGCCAACTGGACCTCGTTCTTATCGACCGCTAATTCCTCCCAATGCCGCCGGATCATGCCCTCTTCCTCGGCCTCCTCGAGGATGGAAAGGGCGTTCTCCGTGGCCAGCGACAGGTGCTCCATCAGCGGGTCCCCATAATTTGGCGCTGTACCGTGAGGCAGTCTTCAAGCGTCGCATTAACCCCGCCGTTGCTCATCACCACGATGCAGTGCGTACCCCTTGCCCAGTGCGAATTGTTGTTCAAGGGAGTGCGCAGGCTCGAGATCTCGAGCGGGTTGATGATCAAGAGTTGCCCGCCCGGGCCATGCAGGCTGATCAAGACGAGGGCGAGCAGGATGGCCATGCCTCACCCCGTGCGAATATCAAGCAGCAGGTGGATCCGCTCGTCCGCCGAATTGTTTTCGGCCGAATGCTCGGCCTTGTGGTTGAACCACCACACACTATCCGTCTGCATCTGGATCGTTTCGCCGCCGCAATGAAACTGGCACCCCGGCAAGCCCTGGACGCAGATATGGAGGCGCAAGCCATCCTGTGTCGCGTAGGCCCCGTAATTATCGGCATGGCTCAGGATCACCCCGCCCGGCGGGAGGCGGGCGATAATCACCCGCCCCAAGGCGATGCCCTGGAAGCGCCGCATCAGGTTGAAGATGATCTCGCGGCATTCGGGGAGCTTTTCCCACGCCGGGTACATGACCAGATCCAGATCATCAACCAGAGCCTCGGAATCTTTTGTGCCCTCCCACCGCTCGGGTCGCGAATAGCGCAGCAGAATGTCGCTCATCCCGCGGAACGGGGTGCCGTTGAACTCGGTGCGGTAGCGATGCTGATCCCAGAGCTGCGGCTGGCGCTGCAGCGCCATGCGCAAGGGCAGCATGTCCGCGGTGCCGATGGCGAGAAAGTTTTTCACGTCGGCGTCCACTGACTCGAGGTGCCGTCATTCCAAAAAATGTACATTTTAGCGCCCACGGAATCGAACCACAGTTGACCGATCTGGGGCGCCGAGGGCGCTGTATCCGAGATCGTCACTTTGGGCTGCGCATAGCCCGAGCCAGCGATCGGCACGACGTTGTTGGCAACGTGGCTGCCGTTGTCGCCAAAGCCGTAATAAAGCGTTGAATCGTTTTCGTTGTACGCCAGCTCAGCGGTGGCAAGGGTGGTTGGGGCACCCGCCGCGCCGCCACCAAGCCGCCGCTTGATGCGCAGCGTATCGCTCAAAACGTTCCTCCGTCAAAAATTATTCCATCTATGGTTCCGCCTGTAATGGCGACAGCCGTGGCGTTCTGTGTACTCATCGTGCCGAGCCCGGAAATCGCGGTGTTGGGGATGGTGGCGCTGGCGGTGAAGGCCGAGGTGCCGTTGCCCTGGATGTAGCCGGTGAGCGTCGTCGCTCCGGTGCCGCCGCGCGCGACACCGATCGTCGTCGCATTCCACGTGCCCGTGGCGATCGTGCCGAGCGTGGTGATCGAGGTTTGCCCGACATAGGTTGGGTCGATCGAAACTGCCGCGGCGACCGCGATCTGCCCCGCCGTGCCGACCACGTTGAGGGTCGAGCCGACCTTGTTAAGACCGTTACCGGCGGTCACCGTGCCGGCGCTCGAAAACTGTGTCCAGGTAATCGACGTGGTGCCGAGGGTGCCCCCCTGGTCCGAGGTGCAGACCCATCCCGTATCGGCGTTGGCCGTGCCCTGCTCGACAAAGCAGAAGGCGTCGGGCACCTCAGCCCACACGTCCATGTCGAGCGCGCGCGTCCATGAACCGGCCGCTACCACATAGATGCCGTTCGCCGACTGCGCGGTCTGGTCTTTCACCAGGCAGCGGTCATTCGCCACCAGCGCAACGCCGTCGATCGTCTGCGTGCCGGAAAGCGTGATGTTGGCACCCGTCGTCGCCGCCTTCACCGACTGCTTGGCATCGAGGCCTTGAGCAACCGTGTCGCAATAGTTTTTGGTCGCGACATCCTGCGGGTTGGTCGGGTCGATAAGGTTGGTGATCTTGTGGCTCGCCCACGACACGTCCGTGGTCGGGGCCGCCAATTGATTGATATTGGTGGCCAGCACAAAGGCCGTCGTCGCGACGCTCGTCGTATTGTTGCCATTGGCGGCCGTGGGCGCGGTCGCCGGGTGCGCGTGATCGCCGCGCGCCCACTGCGTTGCCGTGCCGGCACTACCGGCCGCGGTCAGCGCCTGCGGTGTGGCCGCCGAGGACAGACCCTGACCGGCGATAGCCGCAATCGTTACGGCATTTCCGCCACTGTTACCCTCGCCGTAGTAGAGGGTGTGGTCGACCTCATTATAGGCAAGCTCAGCGCTCGCCAGTGATGACGGCGCACCGGGAGCGCCGGACGCGCGGCGTTTGATGCGCAGCGTGTCGGTCATCTAAAAATTTCCCCCATCGATCACATCACCCGACGCCATAAGCACCTGGGTCCAGCCCGCCGACTGCCGGCCATAAGTCAGTCCTGTCAGCGGCGCCTCGGGTATCCCCCCGCCGCCACCACCTGCAGGCGTTACCCAGTGCGTGTTGTAATCAGTGGCGTCGACCTTTGTGAGCACTTGGCCGGCAGTGCCGCCCGGCGCCACACCAGGCCCAACGGGGCCAGGGACGGTAGAATCGGCTCCCGGAGGACCGGCGGGACCGGGGGGACCCGGGACACCGTTGATCTGTAAGTCACCGACCGCGTGAAAAATGCTTTCGAGAAAGCGAAAACTAACCGGGGTCGGTTCCCCCGTCGGCTCGACAAAGGCATTGCGCGGCGAAATCAGCCCCTGCGCGGCAAAGAGGCTCGAGATCCCGCTCCGCGGGTTGATCGATCTAATCGGCGGCACGCCCCGTCCCCTGCATCACGACATTGCCCCCTGCGTCGTAGAGCCGCCAGTAATCGGCTTCCTTGGGCATCGCCGGCTCGGTCCCGCGCGAGAGGCGGCGCAGCAAAAATTCGCTGGCCTCAAGGCCTCCCACCCGCTCGCCCTGCGCCACGCCATTGCAATCCTGCGGCTTCTCTCCCTTGTAAAAGACAAAGCGCGCGAGGCTCCCGGAAAAACGCACAGTTTCGCGGGTCAAGGCCCGCTCCAAGGATTCCGAGCGCTCGATCACGAGGCTTCCCCCACGACATCGATCCACGCGCCATTGAGCGCGCAGGGCCCCGGGGAATGCCAGGTCATGCGGTAAACCCGGTCGCGCGCGTACCCCAAGCGCCGCCACTGGTATTGCCCGTTGGAGCCGCTCACCGTCTGCGGCACACTCGTGCCGTAATTGCGCCCGGCATCGTCCGACCAATCGAGTGTCGCGGTCTGCGGGTTGAGCTGGGAAGCATCCATCGCGGCATAAAAGCGGGTATGCACGAGCCGCTTCCCGTCCTCCTGGACATGCGGCCACGAGCGCTGGCGCACGATCGGTTGGCCGCAATCGTCAAAATGCTGGCGCGACACATGCAGGATGCGCGGGCCGGTGCGGTCGCCGGCGAGGACACTATTCTGGTCCCCGCCATTGGGGACCGAACCCCACCCCGCCATGCAGCGCGGCAGCCACGGCTGCGACAAATCCTGATAGGTCCGCTGGTGCCACAGCTGCGTCGAGGCGTCGTAAGCCCACCAGGCGTTGCCGCTAGGGAACCAGAACCCGATCGTCTCGTGGCCGCCGATCTGGTAGGCCATGCCGATCGCATCGGAGAGGGTCGGGTAGAGCGACCACTGGTCCTCGACGGCAAATGTGGAGACTCTGCGCGCGGCGTAACCCTCGCCCCTCAGGCACATGTTGCGCCCCCAGCGGTCCTGAGAAATCCAGTAAACCGCGTTATCGGCGACGACGGGCGAGAACTGCGCCACACACCCCTGCTGCAAAATGCTGTTCGGCATGCGTGAGAAGGCGAAGGTGGCGCCGCCTGAATTAAACCAGATCTCGGTAGTGCTGACCCCCAAGAGCCAGACATTGTCGTGGAGCGCGGCGGTCGCGACCAGATAGTCGTTCCACCCCTCTTTTGGCGTGATGTAGGTGGCATCGAGCGGCAGAAACTGCCCCGAGAGCGAGGTGTAGAAATTCGATGTCCCGGGCTGATTAAAGGTGAAAAACGTGTCGATATAATCAACCCTGGTCGATCCGAGCCACGCCGGATCGGTGATCGCCAGGAGGCTCCCGGCGGTGTTGGCGTTGGCGAGCGGCACGTACCAACCGCCCGTTGTACCATCGACAAAGACCACATCCCCCTGGTTGTCGCAGATCGAAACCGGGTTGGTATTGCTGCTGATGGTGCCAAGATGCACCGCGGCGGTGCTGGGGCCCTTCCACTGGATCACGTCCTGGCCGATGACGGCAAAGACCATACCGTTTGAGGCGTCGTAGAGCCCGCGCACCGGCCCCGAATAGGTGCCGGTGTAGTCCGAGAGCACCTCGAGGCCAGGTGCGGGATAATGCGTCACCGGAAAGGGCGCATCCTTCGGGTTCTGCTCCGGGTAGAGATTAAAGCAGACCTGCGCGTTGGCGATAAAACCGCGGGCCTGGTAGGCGCCTTGGGTGAGGGCGAGCTGCGCCATCAGCGCGCCTCCAAGGCTTCGATGCGCCGGATGAGCTCGGCCAGAACCGCAAGCGGCGCGTATTGCTGGCGGTTGGCTTCGCGGTCGGTGGCCAGCGCCAAGCGCTTGGCGTGCGCCACCTCACCGCGCAGGCGCATCGCTTCCTCGAGCGCCCTTTTCGCCGTCGCGGTTGTTTCTTGGTATTCGCTGATGAGTGCCGCGAGTGCGTCCGCGCGCGCCGCGGGGGGCTGCTGCTCCAATCTTTCGATCCGCCCGCGCTGGTCGTCGTGCATCGCCTGGGCTTGCTTGTGCGCCTGACGCAATTCCGCGGCCGCCGCGTCGGTCATCTGCTGCAGCCCATCGAGGCGCTGCAGCATCCCGCCAAAATACGCCAGCGGGGTATATTCCATTTCGTTGCGCTCGCGTGCGCTGCGCGTTACGTGGAGCTCCAGGGCATCGAGGCGCGCTTCGATGTCACGCAGGCGGCGGGTCAGTTCCACCACCGCGACATCGGGCTGCAGGGCGCGATCGATCGCCCGCTCGGCATACATCCGCAGCGTCGCAAAATTGCGGTTCAGGTCCTCGGCAGTGAGGTTCTGACCCTTCTGCCAAACGGTGATCCCGTCCTCGGCAAAGTAGCCCATGTGATCACCCCAGCTGGGTCCCGACCGGAACCCCGGCACTGGTTTCTGGGTAGACAAACCCGCCCAAGGGGTTCTTCATCCGCACGCCCGTGCCAACGAGCGAGGCCGGCATCTTTAAGGGCTGCAGCGCGAAATTCGTCATGCGCAGGGTATTCAAGGCGCTGCGCGCCATGCCCTTCAGTTCTTCATCGGGCGGCAGCTTGTAGGCAATGGCGGTTTTGACCGCGAGATTGTACATCAGCGCCAATTGGGTTTCCGCCGGCAGGATCGTCTCGAGATCGGCCGTTTGCGAGCCCTCGGCGGCAAAATCAATCGCACTCTGCCAGGCGATGTAGAGCGAGAAAAACGCCTGCACCGGCACCGGCCACAGATACATCGTCGCCACCGGCACGATCGGATCGTAATAGATGAGCGACGGCCACGAGTGCAGGTTTTTGAGACTGATCGCGTCGTATTGCTGCCGCGACTCCAAGATTCGCATCGGAAAATCGAGCGGGTAGGAATTGGGCCCCGATCCCACCTGCTGGCGCAGATAGCAGGATTGGATGGTGGCCGGCCGAAACTTCCCGTCGGTGATGAAATCAGGCGTCGGGGATGCCGCCGCCGGCCCCACCTGGTAGGTCATCTGCCCCGGGTTCAAGGGGATCATCGCGGTATTGAGGCGGTAGACGAGCCATCTTTTTTGCCGCCATTCCTGCATCAAGAGGATCAATAGCTGCTGTGCATCGGCGAGGTCCTGCGGGAGCGCGGTTTGCCCGACCCCGAGGACCCCCGACGTTCTCAGTGCAAGACTGATGAGGTCCTGCACCAGCATTGGTTAGCGATCCTGATCCTGGATCTTGCGGATCCCCCGATTGATCGAGCCGCGGCTATCACCCGAGCGATCAAAGGCGCCGCAGGGGGAAGGCGGACGGTCCATCATCCGCGCCGAGGGCAGGCCGGTGCTGCCAGGCCCCGCGTCATAGCGGCCGCCACCACGCTTTTGCCGCTCCAGGGGCTCGACATGCGGGTCGCGCTTTGTCGAGGTGCGCCAGTCGCCGTGAACATCTCGTGCCATCTACCGTCTCCTCTTGCCAATGCCGCGCTCGTCAAGCACGGCCTCGAGCGTCTCTCGTATCATCATCGCCAGCGGATCACCGCCATTCGACATCGGGAAGGAACTCGCCGGGCGTTCGCGGTGGATGTCCTGCGGCTGCGTTCCCCAATCCTCCTTGTGCAGCCGGTCGTGCTCCTCGGGGGTGTCGACGACCACCGTGCGCCCATCCGGGTGGTAGAGCATTTTCGGGTAATCGTTGCGCCCGAGATTGCCGGGGAGCACTTCGGCTGCCATGAAGACTCCTTAAGGTATGTCGGCGACTTTACAGACCCATTCCGGCCGCACCATGAGGCTGCCGAAAAGGATATCAAGACGGGTGACGAAGCTATCGGAGAGGATCGCGTAATCCGTGACCATCCTCAACGAAATACCGTCATAAGTCTCCCTTGCCGCCTCGTGCGTACCGCGCGGCAATTCCAATTCGGCGGTGGCCAGCGTCAAGGCCTCCGCATAATAGGCAAAATTGTTGCGGTAGGCTGACGACGCCGCGGTGGCAAAGACGATATTAGCGCCGCCGGCAGGCGAGACATCGACCGTCTGGAAGGGAACGGGGTTGCCACCCGATGCCGGGGTGATCGGCGGGTAGATCGAGAGCGAGGTGGCGCCGGCATTGGCGTTCGCCAGGATGGTGAACTGCTGCAATTGCCCGGTTGAGGATTTAGTGACCCGGTTAACGGCTCTGACCCCAGCAATGGTAAAGATATCGCCGGCGACAACCGGCCCCGCGAGCGCCGAGATTGTCAGGGTCGAGCCCGTCTGATTGGCGCCGGAGACGGTCGGCGGCGTGCCGTAGGCCCCCGTCGTGTGCATGGTGACGGTCTGGTCCATGCCCCAATCGAACCCCAAGGTGTCGACCGAGAGCGTGCCACGCATATATTGCTCGGAGATCTTCGCCTGCGGATTGAAGAGCCCGGTGAGTGAGGTAACCGTCCTCGCCTGGGTAATCGGATCGAGCACGATAAAGCGATCGTTTCTCGGCGCGCCATTGCGATCGAGGATCGCGCCGGCCTGCAGCCAGGTGCCGGCGGAGGGGCTGATCATGTTGCTCGAGGCGTCGGTGTTCATGACGAAATTCGAGGCCTGCTCGATATTCGCCATCACCGCGACGGCGACACCACCGGCGAGGATGTTGACCGCGGGGGCCAAGACCCGCTCAGAATAATCATCCAAGCTCAACGCGCGATCGGCGCTGGTAAACGACACATCGACGCCATACTGGTTGGCGACGGTGAGCATCGTCGACTGCTCGTTTGTCGATTGCGGGTTCGCCGTCGGGCCAGTGCGCAGGGTGTAATCGTTCGGCAGCCTGATTCTGAGCTGCGAGCCGATCTTGGCGCCGCCACGGCCAAACTCTTCGTCGAACTGGCGGTTGATCGTGCGCAAAAACCAATTGCTATTGCGGAAGAGCCTCACAGCCTCCCGCGTCACCATGCTGATGGTAAGGAGTGAGTTCGCCACGGAATATCCCCCAGGCGCCGGTGCGCGAGGGATGAAGGCGCAACCAAGCGCGTCAATGAGTTGACGGTGGATTTCCGCGCATTAACCGGCGCGAGAGCGGCGCATCGCCTTGTGAACCGGGCGAAGAGCGGCGCAATCCCATTAACCGGGGAAGACGGCGCAATCCCTCCCCGAGGGAGGGAAGGCGGCAAATATGTCACACTCTTATGCAGCGATCAAGGCGCCGCGTTGGCCTCGACCTCGATGCGCACGGTCCCGGGCGGCGGGTGCAGCGAGGGCACCGTCAGCATATGCGACAGCGCTTCGATCGGTCCGGCGGCGTTGAACGTCGCTTCCAAGAGCGGCGCGCCGTTGGCATCGAGGTAAGTGAGGGTGTAGATCATCGGATGATCCGGTTTTTAGAGATGGAAATCTTTTTTAAACTCAGCCCATGAAAGCGGGTTGGTGTCGGTGTTCATGTAGCCGACATAGCCCGAGTTCGGGTCGCCGGAGTTCCAATAGCCCGAGAAGGCGGCCAAGCCATAAGCCCGGTAGGCGTCCATCGCCGCTGCCATGTTGGCGACAAAGAGCGGGTTATCGCCCATGCGGCCGATAGCCCATTCCGGCACCGCCCAGCCCTTCCTATGCTGCAGCGCCAGCCCCTGGCTGATGGTGATGCCCGGCACCTGGTCCTGTTGCCAGCGGGCCGCGTCTGGCTCTAGCTGGCTGCGGTTGCCGTCATAGGTATCGATCGCGACAAAATCGGTATCCTGGTCGCCTGGGTAGCATGCCTGCCAGTTGGGCATGATCGTGCCGTCGGCGGCGTTAAAGGCGAATGTCGCGTTCGGCATGACCCCGCGGATTGCGACCACCATCTGGTGAAAGGCACCGATAAAATCGGCGCAGTAGGTATTGGTGTTCTGAAACCCGCTCGCCCAACCCCACTCGTACCAGCCGCCCTCGAACTCCCAGATCGGGCGGAAGGTGACCTCGTTGTAGCCCCAGCCGGCAAGCTGCTGCGCCACAGCCTGGTAATGAGCATTGAAGACGCCTGTTGCTGCCTGGCGCAGGGTCAGCCCCTCGTGCTGCGGGAAGGGCGGGATATTGAGCCAGAGCTGCGGGCCGCGGCCGCTGGTGTACTGCCATTCGACAATCGACCACGCCGAGCCTTCGTAATTGGCCCAGCCGCCGCGCGAGTCGGGGTCCATCGCAATCCCGCTGCCGCTCGAAACAATGCTGCCCTGCGGCATCCCGAGCGCCCCCTCCCAGTAGGCGTAATCGGCTGGCACCGTCCACACCTGGACGGGGTTGCCGTCCGGCCCCGTCACCCATTGCGGGTGCGCGATGCTCGCGTCCCACGGCCCAAAGACACCGATGCCCTGTACCCCGATGCCCGGCGGTGGTGGTGGCGGTGGGCTCCCGCCGCCGCTGCCGCCATTGCCACCCCCGTTGCCATTGTGACCATGCGCCGCCGAATTGCCCTGCGCGTGCGCGTCGGTCATGGTGTAAGTGAAAAAAGGCAGGAGCAGAAAAATTGCTAACGCGCCCCGACAGCGTTGCATCGATTATCCCCCAGATGCGTTATTATTGATCTTGGCCGCACCTGGCAGCGGTCGGACGTTCCGCGACTTGGGCCCGCTCCCCCGGGCCCATTTGTTTTGGGATTAGCGGGCGATTCGGCTGCGGCGCTCGTCGCGGTCACGCCGCCGGATAAATTCGGCCATCGAGACGTCTTGCAGCGGCTTTTCCGCCCGCGTCGAATTGCCGCCCAAGGGGCGCAGCGGCGGCGGGGTGCGGGTCACCGCAGCCGGCGGAGCGGGGGCTTCACGTGAAACATCGGGTAGGGGCACTGACCCATTCTCGCGCCCCGACATCTTGGCAAATTCGATCGCCATCTCCATGGGCGCCAGCGAGAGGATCCGCGCCGCATTGTCGAGATCGCTTGCCAGTTGCCGATAGACACGGTGCCCATCGGGAAGGCGCGTGAGCGCTACCAGGGCATCCGGGCGGTTGCCGTAGCCGACCGCATTTAATGCCGATACCGCGTCCTGCATATCGCCAAATTCATCTTGGCCGCGGCGGAAAAGCGTATTGCAGTCCTCGTTAAAGCGCTGCTGCAGCTGTTCTTCGGCCGCCTGCTGGCGTCCTTCGCGCCGCCCCTGCTCGCGCGGGTCCTCTGGTGTGCCGGGGGGCGGCGGCTGATAAGATTGCTGCTGGCGGTATTGCTGCAGCATCGCGGCAAATTCATCGCGCTGGCGCTGCGCCTCGTATTTCTGCCGGGTGAGCGCATCGACCCGCTGCTTCCAGTCGATCTCGGGCTCGGCCGCGGGCGCATCTTCGTTCGCGCCACCCGGCAAGCGATCATTCGCCGGTTCCGGGCGCCGGTCATTCGACGGCGCGGGCTCATTTCGTTCCCTATCATCCTGATGGGTCGATTTTGCCGGTTGCGGCTCTTCGACCGGCGGCGATTCGCCCGGATCGGCTGCGCCATCGGCGCGGATCCTACTGCTCATCCTCTCTCATCCTCTCGGCCTCGTGCGCGTTGCGCGCATGCGCGCCAACCGCCGCCAGGGCCATCTCTGTTGGCATAAACCCGTGCTTTACCGCGTGATAGGCGCGCTTTGCCGCCTCCAGAATATGCTTTGAGGCGACATCGTCATTTTGCATGCGCGCGCCGTGGTAGCCGACACGGACAAAGTGGCTTGCCACCGGATCATCAAAATCCGACCCCATCTTCTCGTGCAGCCCCTCGTGCTCCAATTCGTCAAAATGGTGCTTTGGCACCGGGACACGCGAGGAAATCTCGTTTGGCCCCGGTGGCGGCACCTCCGGCTCGGGCGGCGGCGGGGTTCGCAGCATCTCGGCCATTGTGCGCGGCATCAGCGCGTTGCCGCCCTGGATCCGCGGCGTTCCGGGGTTGACCTCGACACTCCCCGGACCCCACCTTCCGCCCGGGTTCTCGTCGGGGCGCAAGAGGTTCGCGGCCATTACATCAGCCCTTTCGAGGCCGCGCGCATCGTCTCGAGCACATCGTCGATCACCTGCAGCGGCAATTGGTCGAGCATCGTGCGCAACTCATGGACCTCGCCCTTGCCGTCATAGGCATCCATGCCGAGACGCACGAGCAGAAAGAGCGCGCCGACTTCGGGATCGGAGAGTTTCAATGTGATCCCTCTCACTGACCGAGGCCCATCAGGTACTGCGCGACATCATTGACCGGGGCGAGAGAGCCTTGCCCCGAACCACCCCAGTTCGGCACCGCGAGGCCGCCCTGGTCACCCCCCATCAGCATGCGCAGGTTGAGCATTTGCTGCTGCGACATCAGCGGCTGACCGCTCACCAGGGGATTATTAAACCAAGGCGAGAGATTGTGCAGTTGCTGCGCTTGTTGCTGGTTAAAGGCGGCGATGCCGGCCAGGTATTTCTGCCATTGCTGCGCCCAGGGTAGCTGTTGGTCGGTGACTTGCCCGGTGCGCACCACCGGCATCTGCTGCTGGAAGGGGGTGGTGGCGATCGGCTGCGGCTGGGGAATAGCCATCAGCGCAGCCCTTGTGCGGCAAGGCCGCGGACCATCCCTATAGGCTGAAGACTGCCGACGGGATCAATCTGCTGGTATTGCGGCGCCCCTCCCGCTGGCAGCTGGCCGCCGCCTCGCATCAGCATCATGCGCAGCAGTGCCTGCGCCTGCGGGTTAGCGCCACCCCCCGCCATCAAGGGATTGCCCATATTCATCCCCGGGCCCGCCATCCCCGGTGGCGGCTGCTGCTGCATCGCCTGCAATTGGGTCAAGCGCTGCAGCACCTGCTGCATCGGGCTCGCCTGCGGGTTCAACATTTGGCTCATCTGCGCCTGCTGCGGCGTCATCTGCCCTGGTCCGGTGCCGATATTGGCGCCCGGCAATTGCGGCAATCCACCGCCGCCCTGGCCAGAAAACATGCTGAGCAAAAACTGCAGCTGCTGCGGGTTCATCTGGCTCAGATCAAGCGGCATCAGCGTTTCCCCTTGCGCTTTGATTGCCGCGCCGTCGAGAGCGCGATCGCCACCGCCTGCTTTTCTCCACGACCGGAGTCTCGAAGTTCTGATATATTCTTGGAAATTGTAGCCTTCGAAGAGCCTTTCTTAAGCGGCATGGCAATCTCCAAAGAATGCACTGTTTGCGGCAAGTTGTTCACAGTGAGGCCATACCGCAAAGATACCGCGGTTTATTGCTCTCGTAGGTGCCACAACCTTGGAACAATCGCCGCCAGAGAACCGGCAAGACTTAAAGCCATTGTCGGTAAGCCAGCGCATAATCGTGGTGGGTTCAGCATAGCGTGCGAAAGCTGCGGCAAATCTTTCGATCTGCCGCCCTCTCGTCTTCTCAAATCTAGGTATTGCTCTCAAGCCTGCTATACGCTTGCGCAACGCGTTTTGCCGCCGAGGAAGCGGTACATCCGCATAACGGTCGATGGCGTACGCCTCCTTGAGCATCGGCACGTCATGGAACAGGCGCTTGGCCGCAAATTGCTGAAGACCGAGCACGTCGATCATATCAACCGTGACCGACACGATAATCGGCCCGAAAATCTGCGTGTTCTCGACATCAAGGAACATGGTTGCGTCAGTTCCTCTCAACGGGGCGTTCCGCTCACGCCCTCAGATGCGGCATGAAGAGGATCAGGGTGACGAGCAGCATCGCAATCCACGCCAGCCACGACGTTGCCCAGGAAAATTGCCCCATCTGCGGCACCGGCAGCAAAGCGATCAGCCACAGAAACAAATCCACCACCAGCAGGATCTCGAGGACCATCGCATCACCTCATCGGCGGGGTGACGGGGGAAAGCGCATGAATCTGCCCGTTGGCCATCCCTGGAATACCAGCGGGCACGCCACCGGGCATGCCCTGCGCGGTCGGCGCGAGCGAGGCAATGATGTTGCCCTGCGCCGATTGATCCATCAGCGCACGCTGCATCACCGGGGCGAGGCCGCCCTCCTGCATCACATCGATCATCATCGCCTTGATGAGCCCGCGCACCTCGTTGCCATCGACATAAGCGCCATCGGTGCCTGACATCGAGAGCAGCTTCCCCATGCGCTCGGTGGTGGCTCGGTAGGCTTCAACATCGACCTTGGCGT